ACCGAAATTACCCTGGCAGACGAAGATCGCCAGGTTTTGGACCGATATATTGACCGCGTCAAAAAATAACCACCAGGACGACGTCCGGGCCTTTGATGCGCTAATGCGCGAGGATTTGGCGTCTTTTGTGGTCAAGACTTTTCACACCGTCGACCCAGGCGCCCCGTATTTGCATAATTGGCACATTGATCTGATCGCCGAATACTTAACCGCGTGTTATGACCGGGAAATTACCCGCCTGGTGATTAATATCCCGCCCAGGTACATGAAATCGATTACCGCGACGGTCGCTTTTCCGGCCTGGTTGTTAGGTAAGGACCCGGCCGAGAAGATTATTGCGGCCAGTTATTCGGGCCGGCTATCGGTAAAACATTCGATCGACACCCGCCTGGTTGTTAATTCGCCCTGGTACAAAAGGGCCTTTCCAGGGACCGCCCTGGTTTCGGACCAGAACGAAAAATCGAAATTCATGACCACCGCCAGGGGCCACAGGATCGCCACAAGTGTCGGCGGTACGGCAACGGGAGAGGGGGGCGACTTTTTGATCGTTGACGACCCGCACAATCCCCGGATGGCCGCATCCGAAGTCGAACGACAAACGGCCCTGGACTGGTTCGATCAAACTTTTTATTCCCGTCTGAACGATAAGAAAAAAGGCGTGATTATTGTCGTAATGCAACGATTACACGAAAAAGACCTGGCCGGCCATGTCCTGGAATCGGGCGAGTATGAGCATTTGAAAATACCGGCCATAGCAGAACGTAAAACGATTATCGATTTTGGTTCGGTAAAAATTACCCGGGAACCAGGGGACCTATTGCATAAGGACCGCGAAGGCCCGGCCGAAATGGAACGAACGAAAAAGGGCCTGGGCAGTTACGGATTCGCCGGTCAGTATCAACAAAACCCGGTCCCGGCAGAAGGGGGCATGATAAAACACGCCTGGATCAATCGCTATAAAACGGCGCCTAAAAATCCGGCCCGGATAATTCAATCCTGGGACACCGCTTACAAGACCGGACAGATTAACGATCCATCGGTTTGCACGACCTGGGCAGAAACGGCAACGGGTTGGTATTTGTTGCACGTTTGGCGCGACCGCGTCGATTATCCCAGGCTGAAATCGACGGTTAAAAGTCTATTTATGCAGTATTCGCCGGCGGCGGTATTGGTCGAGGATAAAGCGTCTGGACAATCGTTGATCCAGGAAATTAGGGCCACCACGCGCATCCCGGTTATTCCGATCCACCCGGAAACGGATAAAGTCACCCGAATGTCGTCGCAATCCGCGCAGATCGAATCTGGCCAGGTGTATTTCCCGGAGTCGGCGCCCTGGTTGGCAGACCTGGAAACAGAATTATTCCGGTTCCCATTGACGGACCACGACGACCAAGTCGACAGCATTTCCCAGTTTTTAAAATACGCGTCGGGCGGCGCCAATCAATACGCCTATACCCCGGTCAAGAAAGGAACGACCGGATTTAACCGAAAAGGAGCATGGTAATGGCAAAACAAGCCGCAACAAAACATTTAAACAAAGAATTGGCCACGGCCAACGCGATCCGAAACCCCTGGGGCGCCGGGACCGTCGCGTCCGGGTTAACGCCTGGGCGATTGTCGTCAATTTTGAGAGGGGCGGCCGAAAATGACGCCGATGATTACTTAACCCTGGCCGAAGAAATGGAGGAACGCGACGCGCATTATTCAAGCGTCTTGCGGACCCGAAAACTGGCCGTTTCACGATTGGACTTAACGGTCCAGGCGGCAAGCGACGACAAGAAAGACCAAGACCTGGCCGATGAAATCAGGGCGATCACTAAAACGCCCGAATACAATGAAATGATGGACGACGCCCTGGATGCAATCGGTAAAGGCTATTCGGTGACAGAAATCACCTGGGCCAAAGGTGCCAAGTGGACCCCGGATAAATTCATTCACCGGGACCCGCGTTTTTTTATGTTCCATCCCGACGACCCGGGCGAAATACGCCTAAAATCTGAAACGGACCGGGTTAATGGTCAGGAATTAGAACCGTTTAAATTTATCGTCCACCGGCCCCGCCTGAAAACAGGCATTGCGTTACGCGGCGGCCTGGCGCGATTGGTCGCCTGGTCCTATTTGTTTAAGCAATACGCGGTAAAAGACTGGATCGCCTTTTTAGAAATTTACGGGGTGCCGTTACGCCTGGGCAAATATGGCAACTCAGCGACCGACGAACAGATCGACACGCTAAAAACCGCCGTTGCGAACATTGGATCGGATGCGGCGGCGGTATTACCGGAATCGATGCAAATCGAATTTCAACAGGTCGCCCAGGCATCCGGTGGGTCCGATGTTTTTAAATCAATGGCCGAATGGCTCGATCGCCAGGTGAGTAAGGCGGTTTTAGGGCAGACGATGACGTCCGACGATGGTTCCAGTCAGGCCCAGGCAAGCGTCCATAATGAGGTCCGCCAGGACTTGATCGATGCAGACGCCCAACAATTAACCAATACTTTAAACCGCGACCTGGTGCGTCCGTTCATCGATTTAAATTACGGGACCCAGGAGCAATACCCAACGATCCATTTATCGGCCCCAGAACAGGCCGACATGGCTTTATTGTCGGAGTCATTGGCCAAGTTAGTGCCGTTAGGGTTGCCAGTCGATAGCGCCGAAATACTGGCGAAATTGGGCCTGGAAATGCCGGCCGATGATGCGGTTTTATTGGGTCAAGCGATCCAGGGAGATGATGCGGCCCAGAACCGGGCGACCGGGTGCCACCATTGCGGCACCGATACGGCGATCAACAAAGAAAACCCCGACGATCCTATCCTTAACGACATGATGGAAGACTGGGCCGTCGGCATGGGGCCGATTATCGATCCAATAATGCAACAGGTCGAAGGGGCCAAGGATTTCGACGACCTTAAAAAACGCCTGGCAAAGATTAACGACAGCGTCAACCTGGACAAACTGGCGACGTCATTGGCAAGCGCCGGCCTGGTTGGTTATGCCCAGGGGGTAAGCGGAAAAGAATAAACAGTTACGGTCCCCGATCGTCGCGGAAACCCATCGATTCGCGCAACTGGGGGCCACCCTACACAATTAAGGAATCAGCATGGCCAGGAAGGCAACCCCGACGCCGCCTAAACAGGCGTTAGAATATTTTAGAAAAAAAGGCTATAAACAAAGTTTTAGTTACCAGGACGTTTGGAAAACGGAACACCGCCGCGCGTTCACGGTAGCAAAGGCCACCAGTCAGGGCCTATTGATCGATATTCGTAAAAGCGTCGACCGGGCCATCGCCGAAGGTAAGACCCTGGACGATTTCAAACAGGACCTATTCCCGAAGTTACAAAAAAGGGGATGGTTAGGTTACGGCCTTATGGATGACCCGGTCCTGGGCGGAACTGATATTTATGAATTAGGCACACCCCGGCGCCTAAAGATTATTTACGAAACTAATATGCGGGTTTCGCGGGCGGCCGGCCAATGGGAGCGGATTAAAAAGACCCAGGCGGCGTTACCGTATTTAATTTATTCCCTGGGGCCATCGAAAGAACATCGGCCCGATCATGAAGGATGGGCCGGGACCTTGTTACCGGTGGGGGATACTTTCTGGAATACCCATTTCCCGCCCAATGGATGGGGGTGTAAGTGTAAAGTAAGGCCAGTCACCCGGGGCGAAACTAAAAAAAGGGGCGGCGTCACTAAGCGGCCCAGTCGATCGACGGTTCCCTGGACTAATGCCAGGACTGGGGCGGTGGAACGGGTACCGATAGGCATCGATCCGGGTTGGAATTATAACCCTGGGATCGGATCGGCCAGTCAGAAGGCCGTGGAAAAGCATGGCAAGGACGTCGAAAAGGTATTTAAAAAGGTCGTAAAACCGATAGAAAAGCCGAAACCAAAACCGGCCCCTGGTTATTGGGACACAGCGACAGAAAAAGGTCGATGGCATGAAAAAGCCTTTAAGGACTCGCCAGAACAGTTTAAACGGATGATTAAAACCTGGGACAAGGACCTGGACCGGGTTGAGTATTTAACCCGATGGCAAGGGGAATCGTGCGGCCCCTTCTTTTTGGGTGAAGATAAGAGAAGGGGTACAAAAAATTGGATTAATATGTCGCCGGCAAAAAGTCCAGAGGACAAATATAAAAAAACAAATACCTGGCGCCATGAGTACGGCCACTTTATTGATCGACAGATCGGTCACAAGCGCGGGATGAGAGACGTCCTTAATTTTGATAGGGCAAAACCACGATGGGATTATGGTTATATTTCCAACGGAAAAGAGTTTAAGGCGGCGATGCAGTCGGACAAAAAATTATTTTTAGATGCGGGCGGTTATGGTCGCCGGGGTAAAGCCACAGATAAAAGATATAAGGACTCAGAACAAAGGCACCTGGACCTGGAGCAAGAAATCTCAAAAGTTGCGGGCGATATGGGAAAAGTCCGAAAAATTGCCAACGGCCTGGCTAAAGACGTCGGCGTCGATTTTAATGGATTTGTTGAGGGTTTAAAGGGCCAAACTAACTGGGGCGCTCACGGTAAAGAGGAGGTCTATAACAGGGCCGCGCACACATTACTGGCGATGAAAAACAACGACGCTAAGATGGTTTTAAGGTATGCCGGCGCAAAAGACTGGGAGAAAAAAGAAAGGTTAAAATTGAAGGATATAGAGGAACCCAGAGAGAGGATTAAACGATCTAATGAAATAACTTTAAGTGAGAGAAAGCATTGGAGAAAAGGCAGTCTGGGCAATTATTGCGACACCATAGGGAGTGCGTCGGTCAATCGCCTGGGCGGGTTTGACGACGAAACTGGCGGTTATGGCCATTCAACCGCTTATTATCAGAAATCAATCGGCGCGTCCGAAACTGAATGTTGGGCCAATATAACCGATATGTTAGCGGGTCCCAACCCGGAATTTTGGGAACCAATATTAAAGGCAACGACTCCAAATATGTTAAAAGAGTATAAAAAAATAATGGGGGAAGAATTTGGAAAATAACGACAGAAGGGATAAGGCTATTTTTGCGTATTTCGATCAATTCGGATATTTGCCGCCAGTCGCTCAAGGGATCGACGAAGATTCGGACCATTACCTGGACATAATCGAACAGCAAACAAAGAACAAGGACCGGAACAAGCCGGGTTTTTTTGATGGGTTGCCGCCGGGTGCGAGTAGTTAACCAAGTGTCAGCATGGCCCCAGGGCGATCGCCTGGTAAGGTAAAACCGCAGTTCATATACTTACCCGACTAAGAAGGCCCTATCACTAGGGCCTTTTTTTTGGACTGGTTAATGGGCGCGACATTCGTCGCAATTACAGGGCCAGGCGTCTTTTATGGCTTGATCGGCCTGGTCTATAGTGTCAAAACCCCTGACCCCTTCATGGCAACCATGCTCAAAAGAGCACCCGTAATGAAGCGTTACAATGACGCCATTTCCCTGGCTTATTTCATTGTCGTAATGTTCTACTTTCAATATTTTCATTTTAGTCACCTTTAAAGTTGTTGGCCTTCATAAACGCTATTTCGTAACGTCCAGGTTTCTTTCAAATATTTTTTGGCTTTTGGGACCGTTCCGCGTTCGGTTAGGATTTCTAAATAATCCTTGTCGTCGTGGGTTTCATAAATCCAATGGCCCCCTTTTTCGTAATTATCTAACGCGTATTTTTCCAGTTTTTCGATTCGATCTTTTTGTTTTTTTAGCATGATTTACCCCTGGCGATTGTTGGGGCCTTGCGGCCCCGGGTTGATTATTGTGTTAGTTCCTTTGATTTTTCTGAATTAAGAAGCGTTGCCATTCTTTCCAATTTTTTGGCCATAAACATTAATTTATCTGTATCAATGTCATGGCTTAACTCGTTTAATTCTATGCCTTCATAAATCCATTCGGCTTCAAATTTTGCCGATCTGCTGATCCCTAATAATTGTTTTCTTATGGTGTTTGGTTTCATGTTGTTCCCCTGGCGGTTGTTGGGGCCTTGCGGCCCCTGGTTGATTAGTTAAGTTTTATTTCTACTTTTTTAAATCCGTGATTGTCGCAGACCCAGTAAACGTCGTTTTCGTCGCGAAGTAAGTCGCCAACGCTTAAAGAGTGCATAGGGCTGAAGCGAGTAACGCGATGTTCTTGGTTGCCGACGTTTGAAATCTGAAAACAATGCTCAAGGTCCCGGGCGTCGATCATGGCGACTAATTCAAATTTTTCTTTTAGATTATTGATAGTTTCGTTAGTTGGATCACATTGATTTTCGCGGTAGTGCTTGAACCATTCGGGGTAATTGCCGTGAATTTCAAGGTGAGCATCAAGGGTGTTAAATTTTGCGCGATTCATGTGGACCTGGTAAATATTGTATGTTGTCATTTTCTTGCTCCTGGCGGTTTTTGTTGGTGTTAGGGTTAGATTATACCGGTTACGCGTTACCGTCAAGGGTTTATTTAAAAAAAAGTAAAAAAAAGATAAATAAATGTCAGATGACACCATTAACCCGCGCGGTTAAACGCGTATAACCGCCCTATGGATAACGAAATAATAGCGCTAAATGCGGAATTGTCCGCGACCACACCGGACTGGGTCGAACTGATCCCGCCCGGGATGAATGTCGAAGGCCGCGACGGTCGGGCCTGGATTAACGACCAACCGGACGGCATTGTCGAGCAATTCAAGCAAGACGCCAGGCAAATTCCGATCGATTACGAACACGCGACAGAAATCAAGGCCCCGAATGGCGAACCGGCCCCGGCCGTTGCCTGGATCGATGAAATAGAAGTGCGCGACCAGGGTGCTATCTGGGGGAAAGTAAACTGGAACGACGACGGCCGCGATGCGGTGATGAATCGCGCCTATAAATACTTGTCACCGGTATTCACATTCGCAAAGAATAGCGGGCGCGTGTTGCGCTTACTATCGGCGGGATTGACCAATCAACCGAATTTACACTTAACGGCCCTAAATCGCCGCGATGATTTAGCTTTAACTACAAAGGAAGATATTTTAATGGATGAAAAAATAACCACCGCCCTGGATTTGGCCGGGGATTCTAGCATCGACGATGTTGTCACGGCGATCAACTCAATAAAAGCGGCCCAGGATGAAAAAGTCGAGTCGGCGGCAAATACAGAATTTACCCCGGACATTGAGAAATTTATACCCAGGTCCGATTTTGATGCCGCAACAGAACGCGCGACCAATGCGGAAAAAGAACTAAACGAAATTAAAGAAACGGCCAGAAACGCAGAAATTCAAAGCGAAATCGACGCGGCCCTGGAATCTGGAAAGATTACCCCGGCAAGTGTTGAGTACCATGTCGCGGCGTGTCAAATGGACGGCGGCCTGGAGCGTTTCAAAGCGTTCGCACAGTCGGCCCCAGAAATTGCCGGCGATAGCGGCATTGAAGGCACAGCAGAAAACACCGAATCAGCATTAACAGACGAAGAAACGGCGGTTTGTTCGATGCTAGGTTTAGCAGAATCAGAATTTAAACTTTGTAAATAGGGGAAACTCAAATGGCAGTTGTAACACCATCATTATTAACCAGTCTAATGACTGGATTTAAAGCGAACTACCAGGCCGGCGTGAGCATGGCCGAATCGGATTACGGCAAAATTGCCACAACAGTCCCAAGTTCATCGAAATCGAACACATACGGATGGTTAGGCCAGTTCCCACAATTTCGCGAGTGGGCCGGCGACCGTGTAATCAATGATATTTCCGCGTCAGGTTACGAGATCACCAATAAAGACTATGAAAGCACAATCGGCGTAAAACGTACCGACATTGAAGATGACAACCTGGGTATCTATTCGCCATTGTTTACTGAAATGGGCAGAGCGGCAACAGCACACCCCGATGAGTTGGTTTTCAGCTTGTTGGCGGCGGGTTTTGCAACGAACTGTTACGACGGACAATATTTTTTCGACACGGATCACGCCGTCGGCGCCGGTTCGGTTTCAAACATCCAAGCGGGAACAGAAACGCCCTGGTATTTATTGGACACATCCAGAGCGATCAAGCCGTTAGTATTCCAGGAGCGCAAGAAAGCGGAATTTGTCAGTATGACTAAGTCAGACGACGAAAATGTTTTTACGGCGAACCAATATCGCTATGGTGTTGATTCACGTTGTAATGTCGGATACGGATTCTGGCAAATGGCTTTTGGCTCAAAAGCGGCATTAACCGGCGCTAACTTTAACGATGCCTTTTCATCGATGGCGTCATTCAAGTCAGACGAGGGTCGTCCGTTAGGCATTAAACCAAGCATCTTGATCGTACCACCGACATTAAGAGCGGCGGCGCTTGAGATTATCAACGCTGAAACAATTGGCGGAACGTCAAACACTAATCGCGGCGCGGTTGATGTTGTTGTTTCACCTTGGTTAGCGTAACAATAACGGCAAAGGTAGAAGGTTTCCGACGATGCGGGCGGGCGTTTAGCACCGTCCCGCAGACTTTCCCGCCGGGGACATTCACCGACAACGAATTGGACCGACTCAGGGATGAGAAGGCCCTTATTGTCGTAGTCGAAACACCGACGCCGACAAAGAAAAGAAAGTCGACTAAAAAGGCTAAATCTTGAAATATGCAAATACTCAGGACATTGTTGACAGGTACGGCGAGGACGAACTTTATACCCTGGCCGACAGAGATGGCAATAATGTTTTAGAACAAGCGTCAATCGATAGGGCCTTAAATGACGCCAGTCGGTTGATCGATGGATATGTAGCCACCCGGCACGAATTACCGCTAATAAAAATCCCGGATATTTTGGTCCGGTTTTGCGTCGACATTGCGGTTTATATGTTGAGCCAGGAAGGCGGCGGCGCGACGGATGAACGTCGGTTGCGCTATGAAGACGCGGTTAAATACCTGGCCCAAATTGCCGTCGGGAATATTAACCTGGCAATAAATGCCGGACCGTCGGCAGTTGGCGGCGGGGGGGTTGTTATGTCGTCAGAAAAAAGACAATTTAGCCGGACAATGTTACGGGGCCTTTAAATGGCCGAGTATTCCGACGGCGGTCTGGGGGTTGATTTAAGTGTTTTAGGGACCCACCATTTAAATCGTCAGTTGGACTTGATCGTTAAGACGGGCAAGGCTAAAAAAAGTGATTTACTGGAATCGGTCGGCGCCCTGGTTGAAAGTCAGACCCGGCGACGGATTCAAGAAGAAAAAGAAGGACCAATGGGCCAGGCATGGCCCGAATGGAATGAACTTTACGCCCTGGACCGTCATGGCAATCAGTCGTTGCTTGAAGGATCGGGCGCCCTGGTTGATTCGATCCAGTCGTTAGTAACTGGCGACCAGGTCGAAGTCGGGACCAATTTAATTTATGCCGGGGTCCACCAGGACGGGGCCACAATCAAGCCGGTCAAGGCCAAAAAATTAAGGTTTCAGATGGGCGGGGAAAGTTTCGCCGTGGATTCTGTTACCATCCCGGCGCGGCCGTTTGTCGGGGTATCAAGTGACAACCTGGGCGAATTAAAGGAATTACTTAATGACTGGATCAGGGACGTAATTAAATAATGAAATACACCGAGTTCAGAGATTCAATCATTTCTGGGATTGATGCAAAATTACCCGAATTGCGGTCCGTAGCGGGCCACCCTGGGCGTTTTAACCTGGAAGAACTCAAACGTATGACGACCCGTTTACCGGGCGTTAAAGTAGCGATTCTGGGAGCGCCACAAACCGAAGAACTAGGGTCCGGGGAATATAAAGCGACGTTAAAATTCGCCGCGTTTGTCCTGGTCGGCGATCGCCGCAATTTATCAAAAGAAAAAGCCGCGTTAAACCTGGTCGAAATTCTGACCACCCTGATCGGGTCGAACCGATGGGGCCGGGATGATGTTTACCTGGCCGAAAATATCAGCGCCGACAATCTTTATTCGGGTTCAATCGATAAAAAAGGGGTCGCGATTTGGGCCGTCACCTGGTCCCAGGCGATAAGGATCGGCGAAGATACCTGGGCCGGCGGAGCGGTTCCGACTGATATTTATATTTCAGACAATGGACTGGACTGGGGCGAACACCCAGAAAGTTACGATCAAATCGTCACCGACGGGGTGCCGTCGCCATGATTTCCGAAATTATGCAACGCCTGGGCGATGTTGAACGCCGCCTTGCGAATGTCATTACCCTGGGGGCCATTGTCGCGGCCGATTACGACAACGCCCTGGTCAAAGTACAGGCCGGCGATTTAGTTACCGGTTGGCGGCCCTGGTTAACCCGGCGAGCATCAAATGACCTGGATTATTGGGCGCCGGAAGTCGGCGAACAAGTGGTTTTATTGTCACCTGGGGGCGAGCCGGAGAAGGCCGTCGTTTTGCCGGCTATTTATCAGGCCGACCACCAATCCGACCTAACAAGTCCCGCAGTTCACCGGACCACCTATTCCGACGGGTCGGTTATCGAATACGACCGGGGCGCCCATAAACTAAAAGCGGACCTGGTAACGGGGGCGACCACCGAACTGGTAAGCACCGGGGGCGTTGCGATTACTGGGGACGTCACCGTTACCGGTAACATTACCGCAACAATGCATATTACCGACGGGACCCGATCGATGGCGGCGGACCGTGGAATTTATAACGACCACACCCATTCCGGGGATTCTGGCGGGACAACATCAGCACCGGGAGCGGCACAATGATCGGAGTGAATAGCGCGACAGGGAAAGAATTAAAAGGATACGATCATTTACGGCAATCGATCCGGGACATTCTAAAAACACCGATAGGGTCCCGGGTAATGCGCCGCGATTATGGTTCACGAATTTGGGACCTGGTTGACGCGCCGATCAACGCCGAAACCCTGGCAGAATTACACATTGCGACGGCCGAAGCGTTGGACAAGTGGGAGCCGCGAATTTTAATCGAATCAGTCGCGGTAACATTTGACCCGTTGAAAGTTAGAATTAGTGACGGAGTCGTTGTTTTGTCGTATGAGAACGTCAAGAAAACAAGCGCCGAAGAGATTGGCGCCAATAACGACAAGTCTTCTTTCCAGGGCGATTTTACTGCGGCAATAGGCGGGTTACTACCATCGGGCCTTGAAAGTGACGGGTACAGTAATAATAATTTATCTGAATACGCGGCCGAGATGCTTGAAAGCGGTTATTTGAGAGCCGATATTGACGCCGACGGGGATATTGACATTGAGGATTGGGTTAATTACTTAATGGGGACGATAAACTCTACAACTTCTTTTTCAGCAGAAAAATTAGCCAGATATAATGCTATCGTAGATGTTGCATTTAATCGATGGAAAGACGGCGATGCGACATTTAACCGATATTGGAGAACGTCGGGAGGTAGGGCCACAAGTGCGGCGCTTATTGTTGACGTTGCCGGGACCTATTTACCGGATGGAAAAAAAATTAACTTAGAGGGTTTAGTCGTATGACCGAATTTACCGGCATTAACCTGGCGGAATTACCATTTCCGGGCGCGGTTGAATCGCTTGATTTTGAAACTATTTTTTCGGCCATGTTGGCCGACTTACAAGCCCGGGATGCGAATTTTTCCGCGTTGGTTGAATCGGACCCGGCTTATAAAATTTTAGAAGTCGCGGCCTATCGTGAATTGTTAGTTCGCCAACGGGTTAACGACGGTATTAAGTCTGTTATGTTGGCTTATTCTACTGGTTCCAATTTGGACCAGTTGGGGGCCTTGTTCGGGGTGGCCCGGCAGACCGTGACCCAGGCCGATGACACCACGATCCCACCGACGCCGGCGGTTATGGAAGCCGATGAGCGGTTTAGGTCAAGACTACAAATCAGTTTAGAGGGTTTTAGTACCGCCGGTCCCGTCGGCGCCTATGTTTTTCACGCCCTGGACGCGTCGCCGGACGTTAAAGATGTTTCGGTAGTTTCGCCGTCCCCAGGGGAGGTGGATGTGTATATTTTGTCTACGGATAGCGATGGCGTCGCAAGCGATGAGTTGCTGAACACCGTTGACGCCCGGCTCAATGCGGATGAAATCCGGCCGCTAACTGACCAAGTGACAATAAAAAGGCCGATAGTATCAAATTTTACTGTTCAGGCGACCCTTTATTTTAGCGACGGCCCCGACAGTCAGATCGTCAGGGGCCTGGCAGAGGATGCGATTAACCAGTTTATTGAGGACCACAAACAAATCGGCGGCGTTATTGCCCTTTCCGGGATTATGGCCGCGTTGCACCAGGCCGGCGTCGACCGGGTGGAATTAGTGGCGCCGACGGCCGATATTGTTTTAAGTAATACTGAATCGGCCCATTGCGCGGCGATAACAATCACTTAGAAGGCGGACAATGGCGTTATTACCGTACACATCAGAACCCGGTGAAAGGTCGCTAGAAGGCGCCACGGAGAGAATATCAAATGTCGCCGGCCCCTTTTATGACTTATGGAATTTTGATAAATGCCCGGTCGACTTGTTGCCCTGGGTGGCCTGGTCCTTATCGATCGACGACTGGGACAGCGATTGGCCGGAGAGTTCCAAGCGCCTGGCGTGTAAAAACGCGGTCGCCATTCATCGGCACAAAGGGACCCGGCAGTCGGTCCAGTCGATAATTGAACCTTTCGGCGGATTAGCCAATATTGTCGAATGGTGGCAACAAGACACCCCCGGAATCGCCCATACGTTTACTGTTGAATTTCACGCGTCGTCCGGACAGGTCGCGCCAGAAGAATTATCCAAAGTAGTCGCCGCGATCGATAAAGTTAAACCGGCCCGGTCCCATTTTACGGCGACAAATACGTCGGGCCATTCCGGGGAGATAGTCGCGACCGCCTGGGCCACGATAATAAATTTAAAATTAATTTAAGGAAAAATAATGGCAGTCACTACTATAACAACAGAGGGTATAGCGGCCGTTGTCAACGCCCAGGGGACAGGCGCGTCCGGCGTCGTCATTGCAACGTGTGGTGTTTATGAGTCGGGAGCCCAAGTAAAGACGTTACCCGTCGACGGCGTCGAATTGATAGCACCGAGTCTTATTCGGGTAGGTATTAAAGATCAAAGCACCGACGCTTATACGGCGGAAAAATTAAATTTTTATCTGGACGATGCGTCGGCGACATTATTCGCAACCATTACCGAAATATCCCAGGCGAAATCGGCCGATAGTATTTTAATGACCTTGTTAGAGGTTGATGTTTCGGCCGCCGGGTCGTCACCGGTAACACCAAGCGGGACAATCACCATGTCGCCGCCGGTATCGACCACCGAAATAAAAGGCATTATCGAAACCGCAACGACTGAAGAATCAACCGCCGGAACCGACACAACCAGGGCGGTGACACCGGCAGGGATGCGCGGCCACGGTGACGCCCGGTATTTGCAATCAGTCACACCGACCCCGGCATCATCGGCAACGGTTTCGGGGACGATTGAAACCGCAACGACTGAAGAATCAACCACCGGAACCGACACAACCAGGGCGGTGACGCCGGCAGGGATGCGCGGCCACGGTGACGCGCGGTATTCGCTTATTGCACACAACCACGATACTGTGTATATAAAATTAATTAACGCGCCGGATGCCGTCCATATCGACGTCAAGAACACCGGGAACACATCAAGCACTGAGACAGCATTAAGTTGGGCGACGGCAGTACATCCGGCGTCCAATTTCAACACTAACGACACCCTAATTGTTAAGTTTAAAAATCGTTATTCCAGGGGGACGGGTAACGGTTCTGCCATGTGGACAGACAACTACACGGCCGCTTTTACCCTTGTTAGCGCTTCTTGGTATTTCATCGCAGTAACATCATCAGGAGGATGGGGTTAATTATGAAAGTTTTGCTAATTTTTAATAAATTCACAAAGGCGTTTATCGGTAGCACTCACGGCGAAAAAGTTTTTTCAAGTGAGCATAAATTAAATGACGAACATTTTATTTTTAAAGAAGTAACCATGAACGCAGATCAGGAATGGGAAGGCGATCTGGAAAATGGATCAATAAAGCCTATTTCACAATTAACGCCGATAATTGCAGAAAGTGAACTAGACCATGATTGTCGAGATAAAATTTTCAGACGGTATCAATACTATCATCAGCTTAATATTCTTCATAAGATAATCGACAAACTGGTTATGTCTGGAGCCGTTGATTTGGCCGAAGATGATTTGTCCGAATTTTCAGAAATGAAGGAATATTTAACGACAATTCGCGCGAACAACGACAGATTTAAAATAGCTTATAACGAGGACCCTACTTATAAATACCTGGACAAAGCGGCAGAGCGTCAGATGCTCAACGACCAGATGGAGGGGGGTTTGCATGAAATCATTGGACGACCAGAGCGTGAAGCGCAATTTAATTGATTAAAATATCAGATCATATTTCACCAGGTGAAGCAGAATATTTGCGGGGGCAAATTGCAACAATAGACGGGGCTTATTTTAGGGATAGAGCAAAATTTAGGGTTAATCTAGGTCTGAACAATGAAAAAGGCAGTTATTTTTCTTGTGACAAAAAATCATGCCCGGCTGAAATAGCATCAAATATTGACGATATATCGCCGAAGGTCCAGGGCCTTGATCTTGAAAGTTGGGTTATTAATTACACAAAGCCAGGCGGATTTATGCCGCCGCATATTGACAATGAAGGATATTTTTCTTTTTCTGTATTGGTATTGCAGTCGGGGAGTGGTTCATTTGTTTATTATCCCGATAACGACCTTAATCACCCAAGAGAAATAAGCGACAAAGCAGGGCGATTAATTACAGTCAATGATATGAGTCAAATTCATTCCGTTCCAAAAGTAAAAGCGGACCGATATGTAATTATTTTTTTATATAGATGAATTATGAATGTACTGAAAAAATTAATTACTCTTGAAAATGTCAGCGAGTTATTAAAGGCTATTGATGGTGAATATTTCACCCCGAGTAATGGAGTTTATCGCCGGATGGGGGTGAATGGTTTAGATAATTTATCGAAATATGAAACCTTGAAATACTGGCGGTTTTCGTCGCCATTACGGGGCGTTTTCAAGACTCATATCCCGGCAGTTATTCGCGAGGAAAGCAATGAAAGTTGGTTTTTGAGATTCCCAGAGGGTGGAACCCTGGACCAGTATCGATCGCGTAAGCGGTTATTTAATATTTTATCCATTCCTTTGAATGATGGGGGTAATTTTAGAGTCTGGGAGGGGGGTGGTCCCGTAGATTATAAAAATGTGGCCGGTGATGGTTACTTTTTCAACCTGGGCGATTTTCATCAAGTTGTCAATACTAACCAGGAGGATGTTTATTTATGTTTTATTCTTCTGAATCATATTGACGACTCTTTTATTGTCAAATGACACCATGTAAAAAGCCCGGTTAGGGTTCAAAGTGTCGGCAAGAATGGGTTAATAGTTAAATTTAAAAGGAGTTAAAATAATGCCAGGTCAATTTTTACATGGAGTCGAAGTATTAGAGATCGACGCCGGATTACGCCCGATCAGAACCGTTAAATCGTCGGTTATTGGGGTTGTTGGAACCGCCCCAAGTGCAGACGCCACAAAATTTCCATTAAACACGCCGGTATTAATCGCGGGATCGCGAACCGATGCGGCGGGGTTAGGGGTCGGAGGATCATTACCGAAGGCTATTGATGGTGTTTTTGACCAGGCGGGGGCGATGGTCGTTGTCGTTAGGGTGGAGGACGACGGGACAGGCGATTTATCAACGGCGAATTTACAGGGCGGGATTAATGAGACGACCGGCGATTATGAGGGGGTTCATGCCTTATTAGCGGCCGAATCAATGTTAGGCGTTACGCCGCGAGTGTTATTAGCACCAGGCGCGAATCAAACAATTATCACCGAAATGATGCCGATCGCTGAGCGACTAAAAGCGGTAATTATTGCCGACGGCCCAAGCACAACCGACGCGGCGGCAATCTCAGAGCGTAATAATTACGGGTCCGCCCGTGTTTATCTGGTCGACCCGGCGGCGCTTGTTTATGACAAGACAACCGATGCGAATATTGCAGAACCTATGTCGCCACGGGTGGCCGGGTTGATTTCACGATCGGACAATGATCGCGGTTTCTGGTGGTCGCCATCGAATACTGAAATTTATGGCATTGTTGGCACCGAGCGGGCGATTGATTTTACCCTGGGCGATGCAAATGCCCGGGCCAATTATCTGAATGAAAATGAAGTGGCCACGGTAATTCAAAAACAAGGTTTTAGACTTTGGGGAAACCGGACTTGTTCGTCTGATCCTAAATTTGCTTTTCTGTCAGTCAGAAGAACGGCGGACATGATTAA